ATAATAAAATGAATTCGTCTTTCCAGTCCGAATTTCTCGATTCAAGTAATTTGCCTTGATACTCGGCTTGTCCGTTAGCCATCTTTTCAGCATGATGCATTTGTGCATCTGACATTAACATTTTAGTTTTCTGACGGTTCTGGTAAATATGCGAACCAGCTTTCACGGCTAAAGATATTGCTTTGAACCACATTAGAAAACTCCTTTAAATTTTGTTCCTCGTATTGCAGCTCCTCCACCTCTAGAAAGTTTTACTGGAGGTACTTGTGGGTTAGGTCCTCTTTTAGGTGGGGGACCAGAAGATACTCCACCACTTTTTAGCGGATAAAAAATAAAATCTTTTAAAAAACTTGAATTACTTGAAGACCCTGTAGTTGTTGGAGCCTTTGTTACAGTAGGTTTACATGGAGGTAAAGATCCATCAGGACATAAATTTTGTCCACCTTTCGTATCTACTTTAGGTGGTTGAACAGGTTTTATTAAACCTGCATCTTTCATATATTTTTCTCCTTTAGTACTCATGACGTCTAAAGGTTTTCCTGTAGTTCTATAGTAATCTCTTGTTGCAGGTAAACCTTTTGGTTTACCAAAAAAACTTTCTCCTTTAGCTTTTTGTGTTCTTTGTTTTTTCTTTAATGGATCAAATATTAAATTCTTAGCTAAATTAACAGCCATAAAAGGTGTTGGACTAAAAAGTGTACTTTTTATTTTTTCTGTTTTTGCAGTTTTCTGTGCAGCTTGTTGTTGTTGAGCAGCTACATTTCTTGCATATTGAGAACCTTCACCTACTTTGCTTCTATCAACACCAGCTGTACTTCCATAACCTCTTTTTGCTCTTTCTTGCGCTCTTTCAGGAGCACCCATATCTGCACCACCACCTCTAAATCCTTTAGGCTTTTTCATAAATGGTTTATGATATGCATGTCTCATTTCAAATTCTTTTTTAGTTTCTGTTGGCTGTCTTACTGCTTTACCTAAATAAGCTTTCTCTACACCCTTAAGCTTGCCTTTATTTTTAGTTGCATAAAAAACTTGCTCACCTTTTTTCTTGCCATATTGTTCTTTCATGGACTTCATTATTTTCTTTCCTCTAGGAGTAAGTGGCATTATTTTCTACCTCCTCTATTTTTAGCTCTTGCTATTTCTAATTTTTCTTCAGCAACTCTAATTCTTTCACGAGCTTGGTCTTCATTGTTTTCTAATTTCATCTTCTCAATATCTAATCTTTCTTCAATTTCATTTTCTTTAATATCCATGTTCATCATACTCTCTTCAGACTTACGTTGTAAATCCATCGCTCTTAGATCTAGTTCTCTTTGCTTTAATGCAACTAATGGATCCTGTTGTTGACCCATAGCTTCTGATTGTGCAAGTTCCATAGTTAACTGAGCCACTCTATTCGCTATCATTGCGTTGATCTCAACCTGTGCTCCTTGCGGATCCGATTGTAATTTAACTTGCATCATAGGATCATTTGCAATTGCAGCACCAACTTCTCCTTGAGCCTTCATTGAAACGTGTTCAGAAATGTGGGCTTGTAATGCAGTGTAAACTTGTGGATTGATCTGTACCATTCTAGTACTCATAAATGCTCTATGAGCGTTAATGTGTGCATCATGGTCTTGATCTGGAAACGCTCTTAGTGGTTTCATGTTTAATACGTCCATATTTTCCGTTGCAGGATCTTTTGGTGTAGGTCTTTCTTGTGGAATTAGTAATTGATCGATATCTTGAGTCCCTAATGCTTCATATACTCTTCGATATGCCTCTCTTAAGTTGTGCATCATCGGATTTGACATTGCAATCTTCAAATTCTCGTTGGCTAATGTTACTCTTTGCGCCATACTCATGATATTCGGGTCTGCAACTGGAATTACGTCCACTCGATCGTCAAAATCAGTTTGTTTTACTGCTTGATCTGCGCCATATACTGAATATGGGTAGATTGGTGGTAAGTATGTGCCAAAAACTTTGGCTAAAAGTCTAAATTCTCTTCTCATTGAGTAGTAACATCGCTTGTGAATAGCGCTCATGACTCTCGAACCACGTTCTAATAAGGACACAGTCGTACCTACAGCTCTATTTTGCATGTCATTACCAGTATCCATGTTGGTAATCGCTGCAAATTTCTGTCCTGCTTGTACAACAAAGCCCATTAATTGGTATAATGTAGCTGATGGTTCTTTAAATGGTAAAATTTGGAACTGATCTTTGATATTTCCACCAGGTGCATCGACATCTCTAAACTCTCCTGGCTGAAATGGTTGGTCATCATCTCTAATTCTTATACCTCTAGACTTAAATCCTGCAGGTAAATTCGATAATGTTCCTGCATCAAGTAATTGTCTTAAAGATTGTGTAGCTGTTCTGCTTAATCCACCAATCATGTGAGTTAAACCAAAGCCATAAAAACCTAATCCTGGTAAAAATTTAAAATGTACAAAATATTCTTTTCTTTTTTTGGTCTCATCCATCATATCGTAGTTACGATAGATAGATAAAACTTCTCCACTTCCTTCATCAATCGTTACAATATATGGAATTTTGACTTGTTTTTCTGAATTTTGCATTTCAAATTCTTCTAAATTTAAATCGACATGCATTTCTAATATTTGATAAGAATATTGTTTATCTGTTGAAGGCGTTACTCCTTCTAATTCTTGATATTTCTTTTCTATTTCTGATGGTCCTTTAGAAGTCGGTTTTAATTCAACATCTCTATAAAATCCTGCTTGTTGTTTTTTAAGAATTTCATTCTCACCCATTTTCAATACATGAGTAATTCTTTCACAATCCATTAAGTCGGTTGCATAATACGGTACGACTAAATCTTCTGCAGGTATAAATTTAGATACTGCTCTTTGCATCACTTCATCATAATAAACTTTTTTGAATGCAGAGCCAGCTAGAGCTAAATAAAATAATAACTGATCGAACTCTGGAGTATACTCTTCCATCTCTTCAGTGATCATGTAGTTCATAAAGTCTTGAACACGTTGTGCTTGATCGATCTTTTGAGAATCTTCCATTCCAAGAACTCTAGTTCTTACGGGTCCTTGAGACGGGAGTAATTCTTTATAGGCCTGTGCTTGAAATTGTGTAACAGCCTCGGATAAAAGTGGATGGGTCACGGATGCCGAACCTTTAAACGGTCTCGTCATCTCTGTATGCTTAATACCTAGGAGATCTAAATTATTTGTATAAGATGTTTCCCAATCCTTACGTGAGATCCTATCCTTTTTATAATCGTCAAGCAATTCATTCGACATTCTTTGTAGAACATCATCAGACATATCTTCCGCAAGATTCTTGTAGAAGTCTTCTTGTTCAGACATAGCGTCATCCAGTTTTACTGGACCGTCTTCAGTCGTTTCTTCTAACTCGATATCTACTTCTTCTGTCTCAGGAGTCTCAAGCTCCGTCTCAATTGCTTTATCGATTTCAGCCATTAGTAAATTTTAGTTTTCTTATTTCTACCTAATTTGCATTTAGCCATAACAGATCCGCCAGATTTAAACAAGGGTTTTTCGAATCTAAAACCAAATAGTGATGGTCCTTCTGAAACTTTTTTCATACCAGCACCCATATTTTTTCTTCTTTCCTCTGCTGCTTTGTTTGCTGCTTTAAATTTATCAATACTAGATTGTGAAAATTTATTATCTGTTTTAACACCAAACATTTTAAAAGGCCCACTTTGTAAAACATCTTTCTCTACAATTTTACCTGGAACTTTTTTAACTATATCTGGTTTAGCAATTGGTAATTTTGGAGTTTTACCTCTCATAGCTACATCTGAAGTCATTGCTTTTCTAGCTGTAGCCATTTTATCTCCTGCAATACCTGCAGCAGTTTTACCACCTAGCATCCCTAATTTAGATGCACCAATACCAAGAGCTAAAGCTCCTAATATCTTATTTCGTCTTCTTGATTTTTTTGACATGTCTTAATCTCCTAATAATATACGTATTTACGTTCTCTATAACTTTCCATCTCATCCTCGTCAGCATAAGTAGTTATAAAAGAACCTTGCCGATATCTTAACATAGCTTGTGTCGTACTGTCTACATAATCGTCATGTTCGCCATGAGGGAATGCTGCACATT